GTTCCAAAGAATTTAAAGATAATACTCTCAGATCATATGAATGATCAAGCGACGCCGCCGTCCTGGTGGCCATATACTTCAGGTGTAACCACGGACCACGCGCAGGTGACCTGTCCCGCTTCATCTCAGGGCAACAAGTGCCTAGATTGCAGGAAGTGCTGGGACCGGGGAACTAAACGTGTTATATACGGAAAACATTAATCATGACATTCGAATGGAGACACCCCAAACACTGGGCTGAATTAAGAAAAATATACAAGCAAGCAGAGAAGCTCAAGCAACAAGCGAGCAGTCAACAAGCAAGCAGACTCTCAAGCACCGTGGACCACGATCCACGAGCAACGGACGAGCAAGCAAAACCCTCCTTCAAAAGTTCCTGAATCATGGACCCTGGAACAAGTTTCATGGTCCCCTGACCATGGTGCTTGGCTAAGATGAAAGTGTCGTTGGGATGTGTCACATGGAACGCAATTTGGTGTGGTGAAAATCGAATTTTATTACTCTTTACTACTTTCAATTCAACAGTGAAAAAGTGCTTATTAGTATTGTACCCCAAACAATCAGGCATACCAATACCAGCAAGGTTTTCAATGCGATTCCAGATAATACCTGGGGTATTTTTCTTAAGTTCTTGGTATAATTTACGCTCTGGACCCATGCAGATTTTAGAGTAATCACAGCTCCCTGATTACCTTACCTGGCGGGGCAATCTCTTTACAAACTTTAATTAAAACTCTGTGTGTTTCTCTCGAACCAATGATTTTATTCTGTACTAAAGATATTTTCTGGATGTCCCACATGGTGCCATCAGGAGTTTCAACAGATACCCTAGCTTCTTTAGCTACGGTGCTCCTGTCATTAAACATTCTAATGACCTTCTGCATTTCGTTGGACTTCAACATTATAGTCCGGCTTTTCTAAATTTATCTTCGTGATTTTTTATGTGATCACTTATTTGTCTAGATAATCTTTTATTATCTGTTTCCAACTCTGCCGCACGCACTTGAAGTTTACCATTATATCTTTGATGACTCTCATTAATTTCTAATGCATTAGCTAATGACTCATTTAATCGTTTAATACGAGCTTTAGCGGCATCCATTTCCGGAGAGTTCATTACTTTTGCAAGAGAGGTTTCTCCCTCAGCTTCTTGAGCTTTTTTCTTTAACTTCTCGTTTTCTTTCTTTAATTGAGTTATTATTTCTTTATCATTCATAGTTGACTTTTACTTAAATTTACTGTAAAAGTCAAGCTTGGTCTTGTTGGATGGACTCCACCACAACGAAGTTCAGCAAGGCCTTTTTAATGAGGTTTCATGGGCGTACCAAAAAGACTTACAGATCAGCAACAAAGATTCTCGGAATTATATGTCTATAACGAAGGACGTATGACTCCCTATGAGTGTGCCGTTGAAGCGGGCTACGCCAAAGACTCAGCCAGAGTTAGAGCTAGTGAGCTAAGAAATCCCAGGAGGTTCCCTTTAGTAGTTAAATTTATAGGTGAACTCAGAGAAGAAGTACAAAACAAATATGAAGTTACATTTGAAAAACACATTAAAGAACTGGCAAGACTTAGAGATGAAGCTCTCAAAAAAGGTAGCTTCTCGTCAGCTGTTAACGCAGAAGTCGCTAGAGGAAAAGCTGGAGGCCTCTACATTGAACAAAAAATTATTAAAACTGGTAAGCTGGAAGATATGAGTGAATTGGAACTAGAGAAAAGAATGAAAGAAATTATAGATCAGTACAGTCCAATCCTAGATGCTAAACCAATAGAAGAATTAAAAAGAGAGATTAGAACTAAAGTACCTTCTCTTAAGGTTATCAAAGAAAGTCCAGACAATGTCGACGATGCAAAGGATACAAAAGGCCACGCCAACGAAAAAAAAGACGAGGGTCAATATACAGTAGTAAGAGAACAGAAGAAATATATCTAAGACGTTTCTCATATCTTAACCATCTTCTTCACGCAAGAAAGAGGAATCATCGTTCTATCTCCAAATGTAATCATACCATCATCTTCCCTGTCATAGGAAGCAAACAACTTAATACAATATTTATCTTTAGAGTATAACCAACCTTCGTTGACCGGATGTGATAGTCTCATCTTATTAAATTCTCTTTCATCAGCCCATCCCGAATCACTTACGATGTCTATCCAATTCACCCTGTACTTTGTAAAAGGTATGGGCGTTGGCTCGTTTTGACTTAGGTTTAATTTTCGTCTTGTATTTTTTCTGGGCATAATAATATCTAGGGTTGTGCTTCTCATTGAATTTATCCCAAAATGGATCTTCTGTCATCTTCTTATATAAGGTATTTCTAATCCAAAAATAGTTTTGCTACAAACAGAAAAAAAAGTGATGGAACGATGGAACTTTTCGGCTTTGGACTCAAAAAACCCTATATAGCAAAGGTTCTAGGTCAAAAAAAAGTTCCATGACGGGTTCCATGGTCCGTGGGCCATGGAACTTTTTCCATGAATTGCCACATTTAGGACACATTTCTGCCACCATACTGACTCAATCGTCCAAGAAACTTATGTCTCCACTCACGCATCTCGGCCCCTGAAAACCTGAATTCCTGGAAGTAGAGATCCTGGGTACAGATCATAATGATACCCTGTTCAATAGTGCTCCCGTGCACATAATCGTGGGCCATCGCGTATGCTGCAATTTGCATGTAATAATCATCAATCCAATCCTTATTCTTAGCTCGATTAGCTTGTTTAAAATCTATGATCGTGTCCATGCCATTATGGTTACAGACTAAATCGGTACTACCCGCATACAGCCCGGGGTAATGAAGAGTTACTTCCGACCCGTAATATTCTGTAATAGGTGTAAGACCGACGTCAATAATCTTCTGAGCCATCGGACGTGCCTCTGTCCCAATAACACTGAGATCATCATACCCGATTCCTGTGATGTGGGTCTCCAGGAACTTATGCATGGAAGTCCCACGCTTGCTTGAATGATTCTTAATGGCTTCTGCTTTTTCATGTCCGATTTTATTTTTCCAATTGGTTAAATAACTCTGATCTTTAGTTTTTGCAAGGATTGTCGTGACCGAAGGCAACTTTTCATCGCCGAAGTCATATGTCCGTGAGCCGTGGTGTTCGTACTTCTGACCACTCATATATTTATATTTATTATTTTTTTTCACTAAGCTTTCTCGCAATAATATTCTCCACCAGGTCTCCGTACTTCTTTTTACTCTGTACCTGAAATACAGACTTAATAATATCTTGCTTTAGCTTTGGTAAATGACTCAGCCTCAATTTGTTGAGCTCATTGTAAGATTTATTAGGAAACTCTGTTGCTAATTCATGTATTGATTTTATCATAATATAACTAACATATACAGTGCAAGGAGACTCATCAACCCTAGAAACGTGAATACAATAATAAAAACACTATTCATTTGTGCCAGTCTCCAAAGATTCGATCATATAGCCATATAATAGGAAGCATTATAATCCACATAATACACAACACCATCATCATAAGTCCTTTAAGAAATTTTTTAATTTTTTTTAAGGCCATACTTTTCTAATCTCTCGTTCAGTCTCCAGATCCACGACATTATCCCCGAGCTCCTGTGCTCGTGGTTCATAATGATCTATAATTTGTTCTAGTTTATGAAGTTTAACAATGGCAAAAGGCCAGATGAGTTTTGCAAATATTAATGCGTCTCGGTACCCGCAGCTCCAACGCCATTGTCTTTTGTAGTGAGCTGGTCTTTTAATTTTATATATTTTTTCTTTACTCCAGCCAAAGCCTAACGTTTCATGAATCCAGCTGATAACCTCTCTATGGGTCATCGCTATTTCACAGCGTATGTACCATTGATTATAAACTTTACCGCCTCGGTCAGCTCGTTTAGTTTTCTTTTGCTTACAGGTAACACACCCGTCAGCGTCAAAGAGCCCTGCAATGTAAGCTACTTCACTTAGGTTGAGCTCTGCCACTAACACCTCTCTTTCTATCTTCCCATTTTAATCTTATTGTTTTAACATGAGGGTTATGAAAATCTCCCCAGGCAATTTTAAGCTCGTGTCCATCCGGAGCATCCGACATCCAGAAGTGTTGGAATCGTGGAATCTCTTCGTATGAATCCCCGTTAGTGTTTATTACTTTTTTCTCTCTAGACATATTTTATTTTCTCCTGCTTCAATAGTTTTAAAATCAAAGTAGGTTAAACAGTATGCTACTTGATCCATAGAATATTTAGTGTAGTCATCAAAGATAAAACGCGTACCACGTCTTGATCGATTAGCAAACCAGATGGCCTGCGTTAAAACATCTTTTGTCATATGTGGACCATCCAAGAATACTAAATCAAATGGACCCATATCAGGATGACTATTCATAAATTGAATATCT